AATACTGTAAAATTATACGGTCAATTTTGGTGAGATGTCCGAGTGGCTGAAGGAGCACGCCTGGAAAGCGTGTATACGTTAACGCGTATCACGGGTTCGAATCCCGTTCTCACCGCCATGACCATTCTAACCTCTTATAAATATCCTCTTTTTTCAATAAAAATTTTCTTTAAAAATCGCTAGTTATTGAATTGATATATCAGTGATATATGAGTGATATATTAACTAATAAACCTCAAGGGTGTATGATGGGTGTAGAGAATTACACACCCACATGGAGAACTTTACACCCATGCTGTCACCACTAGCTTTGCGCGCTTTAAAGCCAAAAGACAAGCGCTACGAGGTCACTGATAAGAATGGCCTGGTTATACGTATATCGCCTAATGGGCGCATGACGTGGAGAATAAACAAGTCTGTCAACGGTAAACGTATCACACGCCAGCTTGGCGATTATCCGGCTATGAGCTTAGCTGATGCACGAAATGCACTTGCTCAGCTTACTAATATATCAAAAACCACTGTTGATGATACATTCGAGGGAATTTATGCTGATTGGCTTGACCTGAAAAGACAGATCATAAAAAACTGGCAGGACATAGATGAGCGCATGCAGAAGTATATACTGCCTAAAGTCGGCAAGTTACCCTTCAGCGTGATTACTCCTCCTCAGATAATTAAGATACTCAAAGAGGAGCTTGAGAGCCGTGGCAAGCTCGAAACAATTAAGCGCATCTGTGGCTATATCAAAGAAGTTGAGATGTTTGCCATTAACTCTGGACGTATCGATGCGATGCGCTTTCAGGGTATACATAAAGTATTTGCCCGACCTTCCACTAAGCTTAATAACAGACCAAGCGTACACCCATCGCATTTGTCTGAGATACTGCCTAAGCTGAGGCTTGAAGCAGTCAAGGCACCAACTACTTGGGATGCAATTATGATAGGTTTTTATACCCTATTACGTCCAGGTGAATACTGTGCCCTAGAATGGCAGTGGATTGATATGAAAAATCAGTGTATATCCATACCGGCTGACGTTATGAAGATGAAGCGTATGCACGTTGTACCAATCAGTACACAACTGCAGAAGATACTTGAGAACCGTCCACGCTTTGGCAAGTACGTTTTAACTTCTCCAGACAGGCCGGGCTCCCATATAGGTACAGCAGCACAAGAAAATTTCTTTCGCCGTCACGGTATGAAGGGTGTGCTGGTGCCACACGGTATACGAAGTATCGGACGTACATGGATGGCTGAAGAGAGAATTGACCATGATATAGCAGAGATGTGTCTTGCTCATCGTGTTGGTACTAGTGTTGAGCTTGCATATAACAGAACGGACTTTTTGGAGTTACGAAGGGATGCTATGCAACGCTGGTGCGATTATGTAGAGTTGTGCTTAAAAGGTGACGCAGATTTGCTGTTATGATTTTTGTAAGGTTGGTAACAAATAGCCCCCATCTTGAGGGCTATTTTTTACGCATGCATATGCTTAACTCTGTCACGAACCTCAGCTCGTTTAGCATCATTGAATCTGTCTAAAGTACCAACTAGATAGCCAGTGACACGTCTGATGCGTTCAAACTTAACACCTTCACCTACAATACCATTAACAGCATGTAATCTTGTGTACATTATTTTTTCTTCTCAGTCTCCTTTAAAAGTGTTTTTACCTTGTCACGCCATAAAGCTGGTACTTCGTCAATAGTCATAATTCCACGATTGATACGCATTAAATAAAATTTAACCATTCTTTTTTAACTCCTCTAATTGAGCATAAATATCTGAAATCATTGATCCTAGTTCTGCGATCGCATCTTCGGTTGTAGTGTCATCTGTATTCATGTCAGATATAACACCACCTAAGTCAGACACAGCATTTTCTAATATAGATAATTTGCTATCTACTTTGGCATCCCAGTTTATATCTGTAAAATTTTCTGTTACATAATCAATGGATAGATTGTCAATCTTTTCATTTTTGTAGTCTTCACAAATCTGATTAAAGATTGCTAAGTTCTCATCAATCCATGAGCTAAATATCAGAGAATAACGGACTTTGTTCTCATCGTTTGAGTTCGCAGATGCCAAACAGTCTAAGTATCCTGTAAATCCCTTTTGCTGAGCCACGGTATCAAAGTACACATATACAGCATTCTTAATACTTAAAAGTAAAGAATCACCACCTACAGCAATTAAAGCTAAATCTTCACCTGTATCTTCAACTTTAATCGCCTGTTCTTTCTCTAAGCAGTAGTTATTGAGTTTTGCACCTAATTCTGTATTAATCGCTATGATTAAGTTTCCGTAGTTCTTGCCATCAACAGATAAATCAATAAAGTGTAAATTCTCTCGTTTTTGTCCAAAATAAGAAACTGATTTATAAATAATGTCCATATATAATTACCTATATTGCAATTTTCTCTTCATATTCGCCTGGTGTCTTTCCTACAGGGTCTATAGTAATTAGTTTATTAGTAATAGCACCCGTTTTAACAGCATTATGACTAGAATCAAATACTGTATAATTTGCTATAAGATTTTGTGTTATTGAAGCATTAGAAGGGAAACCACCGCCAAATGAACCTGTTGGATGCCTTTCACTATATGGCCAAATAACATTACTCAGAATACATGAATAACCAGTTACATTTGTAGAAGCTGTTCTTATAGGGAGAAGTTCAAATTTCCATGACGAACCAGAAACACTTCCTATATATGTAAGTCTATAAGGAATATGTACATAAACAGTACCATTAAAAGCTATTCTACTTCCACAAGCCATACGATAGCCATTAACCATAATAGGTGACAATGTATAAATTCTGTCACCGCTCTTAACTTCAGCGAACCTATTACCTTTAAAGCATGGAATCCATCCTCCATCAACAGCAACGCTGGGAGATGTTATCTTTGATGATGTTTTAATCATTGAATAGGTAGTGCCACCATAATTGATTTTAATTGTTGCCATATTAGCTATCCTACTGTGATCTTGTACCCATTCACGGTGACACCACTGGAAAAATTGTGACCGTCAGTAATATAACCGCTATCATTAGTAAACTGACTTAGTTTTGAATAAGTGGTATTAGTGTCCTGTGTAGTGATAGTACCTGTAGAGCCATTGCCTTTCGTATAAGTAATCGTTCTCCCATTTACAGATAAAGACTTAATGTAAGTAGAATTGATCTGTTGTCCTGCATCGTCTTGAGTTGCCTTTGTTGCACTGTCAGCTGTACTTGCATGAGTAGCCTTGTCTGCATTAGTTGCCTTTGTTGCAGATTTTGCTGTATCTGCTGATGCGGCCGAATTTACACGCGTTATGGATACATTACCGGATGTATCTGGCTTAACGCCGTTGATAGATTTAGCATAATTCTGCTGAACAATTGCGTGTGGAGTTACAGCCTTGGTAATGCTTGAAGCATCTGCTGTAATATTGTCACTTAGCTGAACAATACCTTTTACGCTAGTTGTGGCATCTGGAACTAAAGCTAAAACATCCTGTTTAAGAGGAATTTTTTGCCAGACAGAATCGTTAGTACCTGGCTTAACAACTGATGAGGCAGGACCGTTATTTGCCATACAGAGATATAGACGTTCGTCGGTAAAGACAATGTCATTTTTTGAATAATTTTTATCTCTTAAATATTCAAATGCTGTTCCTGTTGGAAATTTTAAAGTTAAGATAGCTGTTGCAAGTTGATTGAGAGAATTCTTGTCAGGTGTAACTCCAAGTTCTTTTATAGCATTAAGAAGCTCAGTAGTTATCATATGAAACCATGCTGCACCCGGCTGAGTTGCAGGAATACCAAGAGAAGGACTTCCTTCTGTTGGATATCCTTCCTGCAGTTCTTCAATTTTTGGTGCTGCAGCTGCAATGTCTTTTTTATATCCGTTAAACATATATTTTTCCTTATTTACCGTAAGTGAAAATTGTTGAAGTATGAGCCGGTGTATAGTGTTTAACTAAACACTCAAATAGCTCATTTCCCCATTTCTGAAGACGTTCAGATACTCTTGAAGTGGTTTTAAAGGGAATGGAATTAACTTTCTCGACGTTAATTGTATAGAACCAGTTAGACCATATTTCTGAATAAAGGGCGTCATCAGCAGTTGATGCAACAGTAAAAACACGTTTAGCATCTATTTTCGTTTCTGAATAACCGCATGACTGCCCTATCAGATAAACAAGCTCTTGAAATGTAAGGCCTAACGTTCTGATTTTAATTAACAGTTCTGTTCTTAAAACCTCGAGATCATCATCTTCTGATCGACATTCTTCAGGAATACCCCATTGATGAAACCAGTCTAAAAGAGTTATTGAGGCTGACTGGGGATCAGATTCATCAATCATTTTAGAAATGTCAGCATCAAGCCGTGCAAATTCAAGAGCAGCAAGATATAACATCTTCATGAAGAAAGTGTTGTCTTCAAGTTCCCAGGCAGGGCCTTTTGGTAGCAGTTTCTTCATTGCAGAATAATAGTTATCAGTTGTGAAACTTACTCTTCCCATGTTATATCTCCCACGGTAGGCAGATAAGAATTAGACTGAGCAACCACATCTGTTGCTGGCTCAATAATTGTGTGATCAATCTCATCAGCTACGGATGATAAGGCGAGATGAATATGAGACAGATATATAGTGCCACCGGGCTCAGCTTCAGATTTAAAAAGATTATGGATAGCTTCTGCGGCGGCGTTTCTAACAGCCAGCGTTGAAGGAGTTATTTTTAATTTGAAATTAATTTTCTGCTCTACAGGCGCTACAGCATAGATAGCAGCTAAAACTGAAGCTTTACTTTCAAGATGTTTCTGAACTTTATTTATAAGCGCAGTGTCTGGCATTGAATAATCATTACATAAGAATCTTACTGTAACAGTTCCAACACCTAACTCTTTAGGAAAACACCACGCAAAACCAATTCCTGTAACTTCTTTTGCCCAGGCAATATAATCAGCTTTGGTTCCCTGTCTTGGTGGTTCCTGAGTACGAAAAAGAATGCGTTGTCTTAACTCATCATCTGTCTCTGCATCTATTCCGCCAGCAATATCTGAATGTACTATCGCATTGGCAACACCTTTTAATGAATTGACAAGATCAAGTGTATTGCCTTTGTTAAGGTTATAAGCTTTACCAGATAGAATTGCTTTTACCGAAGTAATTCCTTCTGAATTTGGGCTCGAAGTGGTTTGATACTGTATACCAGACTGAGACTGCAACAGGGTGCCTACAGGGACATCCACAACGTCGTTATAATAGTTAAACTTAACTTCTCCCATTGCTTTCGTTGCTGTTTTTCTAGTCAGATTGAAAATAGAAGCTCGCCTTTCAAGATAAGCCGTTTCAGCTGAATCGGAAAACAGCTGATTTTTGTAATAATCAAGTGCAGCATAAATTGAATGAGACACACCAGCAATGACACGGATAAAAACAGATAAGTCAGAGCGTCTTAATTCTTCTGAAGTTAAGCGTGATTTTGCATCATTCTCAATTCTTGTGATGATGTCACTCAATTTTGGCCTTAAATTATTCATTTATACCTCTTTAAACTTATAACTTGTCTGTTTACCGTCAACTGTTAATACAACACTGATATTCACTCTGTTAATTTCAGAACGCTCTACAGATACATCTACATTTGAGCAGATACCGTCATCTATCATCCACTGAAGTGAGTCTCTCGAAAGCTCTTCAACCTCTGCTATAACATCATCAGTCAGTTTACGTCTTAAGAGTTGCCATAACTTAGAGCCGATTTTGTCCCCCTGCTCAACAGGATAGGTATCACCCCACCAGCCATATTTATTAGAACCGTCATAAACGTCTCCAGTGTCTGCACGTCTCCATGTGAACAGGCTGATAACAACAGCCCTAGAAAGGCCGTCATTCATATCTGCTGTTACAAGTGAGTTGTTTAAGAACATCTGCATAAATACTCAAGCCTCTTTAACTGTTTTCTGCAAATATGGCTGGCCGAAAAATCAAAAAGACGGAATAAACCGTCTTTCTGTATGTAATAACATTTAACTCCAAGTATGTCTTCAGCCGAAGTACATCGATACGACTTATCATGACAATAAACAATATTGTCAAATAAACTGCAAAGATCATCAGTTCTGTACCATGAACCTTTGTCAAATGACCATACTGGGATTATTCTTTCTGATATATTCATTAACTTGGGGTTCCTGTATTTTCGCTACCACCTTGAACACCAGTATGAACATGGTGCTGCAGACTGATTGATCCGGCTGTAATATCATCTTCTGAATGAATTAACCCCTTAGCATTAACAGTACCGCCAAATGATGCCATACCACCACCTTTTGTGCCTGTAATTAGAGTGCCTGTAACAGTTACATTTCCGTCAAGCATAATTGTTGGAGCAGTTACGGTTGCAGATGTTTTGCATGTTACAGATGAGGTGTCGCAGTTAACCGATGCAGCACTTTTACAGGTTGCAGTTAAGTTATCGCACTTAGCTATAATGTCATTTGTTGTCTTTACCGTGATAGGATCATCTACACCGTCAATTTCAATGCCTTCACGCTTTAAATATACATGACGTTTCTTATCATCGTAGATAACAACTTCACCTGTCTTCATCTGAGTGATTCGATAGCGCCTGTCTGCAACATTGATAACTACACCATGATTGCGCTCATCATCGAAGAAGAGATTAATTGCATCTGTCTTACCGTCTGTATAAGGCTCTGAACTGAAACCATAAGGCTCGATATGTTCCATCTCATCTTGGGTGGTGTCAGAATCATATCTTGTCTGGAACTCTCTAAGCTTTAAATCACCCGAAGAACCTGTGACGGTTGACCGAACTATCTGCGACATATTTAATCCTTAATGGTATTTGCCATCCTGACCGACAAGCTTAACTTCTGACTTTGATGACCATGATCCATTCTTTTTTGTGACTTTTGACTTTTCCTGAGCAGGTTCATCTGTCTGCCTAAATCCTACAGGTGGAACACATTCAAGAGTGGTAATCATTCCATTGTTATCAAGTGTAAAAGTGACTTTGGTGATTAGCATTTCTTTTGTTGATGAATTTGAACCAACTCCAGAACCTAACACAATGTCATCTTTAATCTTGACTAAAGTGTTTACCTTCCACAAATCACCTTCAAGACCGTCTTTACCCGTGCGCCATCCTACAACTGTATAAGTTATTTTCTGTGACTGTGCTTTACGATATTTAGCTTCCTGTTCTGGGCCATTTGATATGCCACCATTCATGGTCTGCTCTTTATAACGGTAGAATCTGAACCTTTTAATTTCATCATCCTGGCATTTAGAAATCTGCTGAAGATCATCACCAAACTTCTTATTATTGCCCTTCTGATCATTGTCATACCAGTAATGAGAAAAACGCTGAGTGTAATCTTTCTGTGCAGATGCTGTCAGAATGTTGGTGCCTAATTCTAATGTTGCACCAGATGATTTCGGATCGTCAGTATCAGCAATTACCAGATTGCCATACTCATCATCCATAAAATACAGACCAGACGATTTGGTTAAATTCTGAATTGCCTTAAAAACTGTTTCACTGTTTTTAACAGTTGAGTGAACATTTGAATTAACCGCAGCCTTGTTTGACTCACAGACAAGTTTTATTCCATAAGGAGCTATTAACTGAGATACAGCAAGCTTTAAAGGGATGTTTTTAAACTGAGTAACAGCCTTTGAGATATTAGGAGATACGAAGGATTTACCGCCATTTATATTCTTTGTCCAAGAATTATTTTTAATGCTTGATAAGTCATATCCCTGTGGAGCTACGTTACAGTCTACTAAATCCTCTGTCTTACTTCTGCCAACAACTGAAGCTGTCACTGATGTGCCGTTATAACTGATTGGAGTTGAGTCAATAAAGCCTGTCAGTACAAGATCATCTCCTATTGTAAGCTGGATTTCATCACCAGAAGTAAACTTTGGAATTTCACTTTGGGCATAAACTTTTGGAGTTATGTCCAGCTGAAAAGTTCTAGATAACGCGTTAATCTCTGAAGTAATAGATACAGATGACCAGTAGTTATATGTAGTTGCACTGTTAACTTTAAGCTGTACTGTGTTTTTTTTGACCATAAAAAAGCCCACAATTAAGTGGGCCTCCATAACAAATTAAAACTAATATTTTTCACATTCAATAGAATCATCAGAATGCTGTATACAGCGATATTCTTTGCCATCGATCGTTACTTTTGTTCCCCTACTCATAGGATCGATCATACTGTTAACGCCACTAAAAAGTTCAAGTTGCTCTTTTAAACTGCCTAAAGATTCATAGTCCCTATCTTCCAAATTACAATCTTCTGTAAAACCATCCTTGGGAGAACAGTAAGCATTTGCACATCCGATTGATGACAACAAAGCAATTAAAACTATTAATTTTTTCATAGCAACTATCCTTCTTTTCTTGAATTATAGTCTAAAAATTAATGGTTAAAACACTAAGATACAGATTTTGTAATTCTGATTGGAACCTTTTGCATGAACAAAGGAAAATGAATGTTATTACGTCTTATGATTTCATCCACTCTGCTGGTATCGCCATACTGTTCATAAGCTAAAACCAAAGTAGGCTGTGGCTCTTTTGGAGTTACAGTTATGGTTTTACCATCAGCTAGAACCTCATTTGTAAAGTAATGATAAACATTGCTGTAAAGCTCTTCCAAACTCTCATATAGATTACTGTCATCAGTACCCTGATATATCATTTCAGCTTCAATAACTGAAAGAACTTCATTACGCAGTGCAAGAATTTCATCTTCAGATTTTGTATTACCGGCTGTGTCAATGTCTCCGTCACTCTCACCATCCAGGTTTGTTCCGACAAGAGAAACAATACCGGCTAACTGAGCAAGTAAAGTAAGTCTTACTGAAGTTTTTACAGCTTCAGCTAATTCTGATTTCTGAGTGTTAATATCAGTCTGCCTAAAATCAACTGCTGTTCCTTGAACCGCACCTTGAGCAGTTCCATGAGATGTCCCAAGAGCAGTGCTGGTGACTGATGAGGTTGTACTTAATTCATTAGAATGAATTAAATCAAGCACAGCGTGACCTGCATTTCTCCAGTTCTGAATAACATTAGAGTAATTACCTACTCCTAATGAATCAAAAAGGGATGAAACAAAGGAAGAGGAATGGCTCAAATCTGATGCTGCTGTTGTTATAAGATTTGATATGGAATCAGATAAATCAAAAATCTTTGAAAAAGTTGAATCTGAAAGACATCCTAATATATTGAAATATGTGCCATTTGCGATATCTGTTGCAATAGTAGTGTACTGGTCTAAATCCTCTACAGATAGATTGAAAGTATCCAGTACATTTTCTGCAAAGTTATCAGCCCATGTTCTTAACTTTGAGCCAAAATCAAAGCCAGCTGAATGTGGGTATTTAGATTCACCAGCTTCAATAAAAGTCAGAGTGAAGTTAGAAATACGCTTTTCGGCATCCCATGTGATCCTTGGTGTATCAATGGGGTAAACGTTAAGCGTACCTAACCATGGGTGTATAAGCTTACAAGCAGAAACAATACCGTTACTGTCTTTTTTAGGCTCTTCAATGGCATTTATCAGCCTTTTGGTTCGCTGAATATAATCAGTGCCAATAATAAAGCCTGTAACAGTAAACTGTCTTTTAAGACGTCCTAAATCTTCAGTGTAAGGAATATCACGCTGTGGATATTCATGAGTGATATTTCTTCGGCCAAAGTTAAATTCAGAGCTTACAACTTCAAAAGACACACCATTAAAAGAGGCCTTTCGTAATCTGGTAGAAAACATTACAAGCTCCTTAATACACCTGAATTTGTCTTATACTGAATGCGACCGTCGCCATGCTGAGATGTTGACTCAACTTCAGCTGTAGTTCCTTCAGCTGACTTTACATTGATATTGATATCGCCCTTTAAGGCACCACCAGATGCAGTTGCAAGAGTAGTTGCCGGCACATTCATATTTGAATCATCACCAAAGCCAAAGAAGTTTTTAGTTTTATCCCAGCCATTTGACAGTGTTGAACCTATCTTACTAATGCCTTTTGCTGCAGATTCAAATGGAGCAAAGAATACATCTTTGATTTTGAGCCATAAATTAGCGTAAAAATCGACTAGGCTTAAGAATGTTTCTTTAATGGTGTTTACAGGATCATTAAATAAACCAGATAACCAGTTCTTTATATCTTCCCACACTGCCTTTATTGGAGATAATGCATTAAGAACATAACCGATCATTTCGCCAAATACGGCTTTGAGTGTTGACTCAGTTACATCTCTAATGTTCCCCCATAAATTAACATAAAAGTCGATAAGACTAAAAAACGTATCTTTTATGGTATTTACAGGATCATTGAATAAATTGGACAGCCAATTTTTCATACTGTTCCACGCATTTTTTATTGGAGATAATACGTCAAGGATATAATCAATCATTCCGCCAAAACAGGATTTGATAGTTGATTCAGTTACATCTACGATGTTTCCCCATAAATTCGCATAAAACCCAACAAGACTTAAAAACGTATCTTTAATGGTGTTTACAGGATCATTAAATAAATTGGACAGCCAGTTTTTAATACCATTCCAAGCTTTTTTTATTGGTGACAATGAACTTAAAATATAAGTGATCATCTTGGCAAAAAAGGCTTTAATTTTTGTGACTGTTGACATGGTAAAGCCAACAAAAGCATTCCATGCGTCTTTGCACCATTTGCAGACAGTATCCCAATTCTTATAAAGGAAATAGACAGATGCAACAATAGCTGAAATCGCTGCAATAATGGCAGCCGCAATTAAGACAATAGGATTTGACCACAGTGCAATATTAAACAGAGTTGTAGCTACTGTTACAGCTTTGATTGCAGTAGCTATCTTCAAGAATGCGCTAATAGTACCTATCAGAGCAACAACAAATTTACTTGCAAATATTGTGGATATAACAATCGCTACTGTTTTGACTCCACCAAGATAATTAAAAAGCTTTACCAGATTTTTGGTAAAAGTAACTGTTTGAGAAATTACCTGTTTAAAATCAATCTTTTTAATGCACTCAACAAAATCCTTAACTGATGATGCTATTTCTGTTGCGATCCATTCTCGATTGGTTGCAATCCACTCAGTCATAGATGCAATAACGGGCTCAACGTAAGGTATCAGCTTTAAGCCAATAGCAAGGCTAAAACCTGTAACAGCATCTTTTAAACGCTGAATTGTGTCGCCCATTGATTTTGCTTTTAAGGTATCTTCATCTGACACAACAATACCAAGATGTTTTGCCTCGTCTGCATAATCTTTAAGAGCCTGAGAACCATCCTGCAGCATTTGGATAAGTTCCTGTCCAGACTTGCCAAAAGTGGTTGTCGCAATATATGCCTTTTCAGAATTGTTTTTCTGACGTTTCATTGCATCGGCTAATTCTGGCATTAGTTCAGCTGTGGTCTTCATCTGACCATTTGCTTTTTTCATTGAAATGCCTAATTTTTGGAACATTTCAACTAAGGCTTTGTTCTTGCCCTGTGCTGCATTAGCTAAATTCTTATTAAAGATAACCATGCCCTGATCAAGAGCTTCTGTTGAAGAGCCAGCCATTTGGGCAGCATGTCTTAAAGTTTGAACAGCATCAGTGGTGGTACCAAGTTTTATTGCAGCATCTTTCACTGAAGAGCCATAATCAGTAAATGTACTAATTGAGCTCTTAACAGTTGCACTTACTGCAGTAAAAGCACCAGCAAGCGGTACAAGAGTTAATGCACCTAACTTTGAAGCATTAGATGCAAAAGCCTGTGATGCTTTTTCAAAGTTTTTAAAAGAACTCTTTAATTTTTTTAACTGTGGTGAAGCTTTATCACTTACAGTAAAAAGAGCCTTAAACTCTTTGATATTTGCTGATGCCATTCTTATTCCCTTTGTGAATTAATCTCATCTGCAATACGATTCGACTGTACAACCATTTCTTCAAACCGCTCAACATCAAGTTGTTCAATATCAAGCGGTGAAAGATGCCAGAAATACGCAGTCGAATAGATACAGTCAATAAATTGCTTTTCCGTTCTTGGGCTTAATCCCCACTTCCGAAAAAACCGGTTACAACACCTACTGCTGCAGTGAAATCAGGAATTGACATCTTATCTACAGCTGATGGAGGTATTGAAGCAAGAGTAGAAATATACTTTGCAACAATATCAGGATTAAATTTCAGATCGCCTTCTGAAGTAAAAAAGATGGGATAACCAATTCTGCGAATATCACCAACACTAGGCTTTCTGAACTCTAAAACAGATACTGTCTCAGTGCCCATCTCAATAGGCACTGATAATTTTAAGTTTTCTGCAACTGACTTCATTTAGTTCTCTCCTAACGCTGTAAGTGACCATCAAGGCCTGTAAACTCTAATGACACAGTACCGTCTGACGAATTAGCTACAACTTCACCTTCAAGCCATGCACCATTTAAGGTGTATACCCAACCATTGGCAAGCTCTGCAGTAATTGTCATATCATTGCCAGACAGTGCATCAATATCAAAGTCAGGCTCAAGAAATGCAGTACATTTAACATATGGAGCTATATTAGTCTCACTGTATCCTGCCACACCTGTAGAACCTACTTTCTTTTCTTTGGTTGTTTTTAATAAAGGTATTTCGACTGAACCTTCAACAGATAACTGAGCACCGTTAGCTTTAATGTAACAGGTACCCGCAAATTTTTTACCCATTTAAAAAATCTCCTCTTAATCAGAATACTGTAAACGGAACTGAGCCTGTAACGCAAAAATGCGAAGCTGATTAACAAGATCAGGAGGCAACAGCACATCAAGACGGTTAACATCTGAAGCATTACGCTCTACAATCAGATTCTTAGCGAACAGTTCAGCATTCTCAACAAGGCCGTCACGTTCCATGGCTGAATACTGTGCAATCAGCTCTGAACGAATTACAGAAGGGGTAACAATAGCCTGTCCTGCGCCGTATCTGGTACCGTCATTTGCTAGCTTATGGCGTGCATATTTTGAGGTAATAACGCCCTTAAGACGGGTAATGATCTCTGCTAATGTATACAGAGTTGTGATATCAAGATATGAATTATCTGCATCACCGAACTTGTTAACCTGATATGTGGTGATTGCGCGCTCAATCATTACAGTGCCTGACTGATAATAAATTGTTGCGATTCCATTATGGAGTAAAGTATTTTTATCATTAAAATTAAAACGCTTTTCCATACTTGGTTGCATTAAGCCGTTCAGTTCACCGGTTTGTACAGGACGGGCAGGATCATTAGTAATAAATCCGGCAATACGACCTAAAACAGCGCCTGTCACAATATATGCAGGTTCTGCATTCTTCTCTTCAATGCCGAATACTGTGGTATGCTGGTCATTGCGAGTATTACCAAAAGTAACTAAGCTTTCAGTATTACCTCTGAGGGTTGTAAACACATGACCATACTGCATTTTTGCATATGACCAACGTCCGGTGGAATCATTCATCTCGGTTTTTACAGCATCAAGCGCTGTAGCAGAATTATTTTCAATTCCAATAAACCAGAATGTTTCTGATGCAACAGCCTTAAAAGCTTCTTTATAATCAGGCTCACCAGAACCATTTTTCATATCATCGATAGTAAGAGTAATGCCTGCAAGATCAGATTCTCCACCAACGTCGCCCTGAAGGTTCTTATCCAATCTGATTTCATTTCCAGTAATGCCAGCTACTTTAGCTGTAATAGTGATTACACTATCTTCATCATTCTTTTCAGCTGTAACGGGTAAATCTTTATCTGCATTGATTGCCTGAGTTAATGCAGTTAGGACTTCATTTGCAGTTGTTCCTGCAGAACATGCAACTGATACGAGCTGAGAACCAATATACAGATAGACTGCTCCGCTCTCTGTTGCTGTTCCTTTAACGGTAATTGAGCCTGTTGATGCTGTAGATGACTTAATGTCTACAGGTAAACACCATAATTCTCCTGTACCATTCTGATTACGGAATGCCTCTGCCATTAAAGCTAAAGGCGAACCACGACCAAACTTTGTTTTTGCCTGTTCAGTTGAGGTGATTAATGTAGGAACACCTGCTGTTGCAGTTCCAGAAGAAGACATTGAACCGATTAAAAGGCTCTTCTTCTCTGCTGTTGCGGTATTTGCCATTGAATTGTCTACTTCTGCGTAGAACAAAGGAACTCGTACATTTGAAGGTACGTAATTAAATGAAACAGACATTATTGTCTTCTCCTTGGTTTAGTTACCATAAATCTTTATAAATAGTTTGATCTTGTGGCTCCGATTTAGCCTTACCTTCTGTAAGCCCTGTAAGTCTGAGTTTTGCATCTATATTTCCATCCGGCTTATCAGATTCAATTTTGTCTACATCAGCATAAAACTTGTCAAAATTGCCTAAATTCTCATGTTCTGTCTTGATATATGTATCATCCGTATCAAGCATGTACTCTACTGTGAACTCTAACTGTACACACCACATGGCGGGAGTGGATGATGTATCAATAACTCTGTAATTTGCGTATTCATATACACACTGAGGATCGCCATTAGGAGCCCAACCTAACAAAGCTTTGAAAACCTCATCTTTTAAATCTTCAATTTTGTCTGCGCCTTCCTGTCCTCGAACATCAAGACTAGGAACACATAGAACCACAGCTATAGTCGCTGTTATTAACTGCTTATATGAGTTTTCTGAACTCTGTAGGGTTTTAGGATCTTCTGACTGGGTAAATACATAAGCACATGGAAGTTTCTCAGGGTGAACAACTGACAGACTGACCCATTGAAGTGCCCCATAGACACGTTTGCTAAGTGATGGGCATCGCTCTCTTAAAGCTTTGATAGTTGAGCTGACTCGCATCCTATTTTCTCCAAATTTTTATGCCCTCTGTCATAGCGCTGTCTATGATTTCTTTTATTTGTTTTTCGTTCTGGGTCGTTGCTGTTTCAATGAAGTTTTTTCTTGGTTTAAGTCGTCCGTCTTTTCGACCATAATTTAAAACCGCAGGATAAAAGAAACTGTCTTCAATCGTTGATACTTGTACACGTGACCACAGATGATCTTTTCTTTTAGAATTTTTAATACGAACATGACGTCTCATACGTCCTGTATTACGTCCGGGATATTCGCCAGCTTTTGAAGGGCCCTTTGATGAAATCAGTTTTTTAGACTGCTGCTGTACGATTTTGGATGCCTTCTTAAGTCCTGTCATTACGATTTTTCTGTCAAAATCCATGACATCAAGGCCTTTTGGCATTTTTACACCAACATGAAAGAACTCACCCATCTGCTAGTCCTGCCATATTGTTAGCATTTACAGTTTCGCTTTGAATATCACCGAGTTCACGAGCTTCAACCATGGTAAAAAAGTTCTGACCATTGCACTGTGTTACCCTGATAGGAATATATGTAATATCGCCTTCTTTTATCAGAATACTTCGGCTTAAACTTCTTGCATCTGTCATTCCTTTAACAGAACGGAACCAGAAACGGTGTGTAGTTTTGTTCTCTGTCTGAATATTATTGAAATACATTGAGCCTGTAGGTTCAATTTTGCAGAACACTGTACATATAAGCTCATCAATACTCTCAACTTCATGACCGTTAACAGGATGATCAATTCGAGAATATATGCTGACTCTGTGCCTTAATTCTCCAGCGGTGGGAATTGATACGCTCATTACTCATCCTCTCGAATATATTTAATATAAGGATCAAGAAGGTGCTTGTGAAAGGTACTATATGTAGCTTGCTCTGACAGCTCTCTGTGTGCGTATAAATCGCCTACAAGGCATAAAATAAACTGCTTAACAGTTAATGGAATATCCCCATTTGGGGATAAAGTTGACACAGCCTCATCATCGAATCTTTTAATAATTTCTCTCTGTAAAATCTGCTCTGCCTGTTCTGTAGCTACAATAATGTAATTACGAATAAGATCATCTTCAAATGTATCATCAACCCTTAACTGAGTTTTAGCCTCTTCAAGAGTGCATGGAGTCTGAGAGATATCAGTTATTGGGCTTGGAGTGTAAAGAGACATTATTAAAAAATCCTATAAAAAAGGGGGCATATGCCCCCAATGCTGACTACAAGCTAAATTATGCGGTTGCAGGAATAGCAAAATCACCACCGTTAATTGCCTGTGGCATCTCGTAAGCAACGCCTAAACGGCGCTCAACTCTGATAGTGATTAAGTTCTGAGTGAAGTTAACATTGTCTGAATCTGACATTGCAACGTTTAGAGCCTGTCTGTCGTATACAGTGGCACCTAAAGAGATGTTGCCTAAGATATACTTGCCGGCAGTTACAGATGCAGAAGTTACAACAGGAATACCCCATAATGACTTAGTGGCAACAGACTGAGGACCACCTAGAATGTAACGCTTCTGACCGTCTTTTAACATTGCAAGCTTTGTCCAATCAGATGGATTTAACAGGATCACTTCTGGAGTAATGTATCTACCCTCAAGCTCTGCCTTATTCTTTAATACGAAGTCAAACAGAGTTGAATCTGCTGCAAAATCTTTAGCTACAATCTGCTTGCCTGTTACAGGATCATTGTAATTACCAGCGTGGAGTAAACCTTCAAGTTCAGTTGATCCGCCTGTACCGGTAACGAGCTGAGAATCAACACGAGCCTGTAAACCGTACTGCATCTTCTGCTCAATATAAGCAGCCAAAGCTGGAGCGTCTGCTGCAAGCTGATTTGTGATTCTTGTCCAGTGGGCAATAGTTACAATCTTTGCAGTTGCAAGTGAAGTAGCCCCGAATACAGATTCAGGTTTATCATTCTTTTCAGCTACAAGTGCAGCATTGTTTGTAAATGAACCTTCCTTGACGTATTCAACTGAATTTGAAGTTACAGGCACATGAGGGAATAAGTTCTCAATAATCAATGGAGCTTCTGGAGAAACAACCATACCAGGCTTTCTGTAGGCTGGAATATTGCCATAATCTGAAGTTGCAGCATTAGTGTCAGCTTTCTTTTCAAAAGTAAATAATGCTTTTCGATTATTACTAAAATTCTCAAATGCTGCAGACTTTGTAAATGCCTGCCCTAGTGAAGGAGATGCTGTCTCTGCTGGAACTTCAACAGATTTCTGTGCTGTGTCTGCTAAGGCTTTTGCTAGCTTGACCTGTTCATCACCAATACGTTTAATCTCTGCCTCAATAGCTGATTTTGACGCTTTATTATCGGAGATTACATCCTCGATTTTTGCATCTATGGTCTCAAGACCCTTTAAAATATCGTTATTTTCCATTTTTTATTTCCTGTATTTCATGAAAATTGACTTGATACGTTCATCAATGTCATTGTCTACGTGATCGTGTGTTTCTCTGTCAGCATCACACTGATTTAGCACACGTTTGGCTACAGATATAATCTCTTTAGCCTTTGAGCGAGAAAAGCCAGCATCACGCAGACATTTCTCAAAACCTTTAATATCATTACAGTCATTAAAATCTGCTGACTTATAACTTGAAATTCTTGCATTGTCATCGGCAGGCAGATTTACAACTGAAATCTCATAAAGCCTGTCAATTGCCTTAATTAAGCAACCACTATACAAATCATCAGGATCTTTTTGTTCACAGCCTTCTTCGGAACATGAAAAGCAGATTGATAAACCGGTCAGCGAGCCAAACTTAATTGCGTCAAAAACTTCTTTTGCTTTAGCGTTATTTAAATTCAGCTGTCCTTTAACTTTTAAGCCTACATCATCAACTGACATCTCTGTCCATTTGCCAATAGGCACAGACATTGAATCATGACCATACAGCATTGTAGGTAAGTCGCCTTTTGTAATTACATGATCAAATGCTTTAGGCGCAATGGTATCGCCGTACGAATCAACACCATTGAATACTGAAGCATATCCTTCAATGATGCCTTCATCAGAGATTTCAAGTTGTGACTCTTTGGCACTCTTATTGAATTTCATTTATTTACTCCTTACTGTTTAGTAGGGTTTTCTGTAATTGGTGTCTGTGATACCTGAGACGCATCAGCCTGGCCTAACTGCTCAAGAGGAAATAAATTACTCTGAGCTGTCAAAGTATCACCGTCTTTAACTGGTGGTAAGCCTTCTTCAACGCGGACTTCATTACGTGTCTTCCAGCCGTTCTGCACTGCAGTTGCTGCAATGCGACTGCGAGCCTCATCATTAGCACGGTTAAGAAATGACAGACGGAATTTAACAGCATGGTTGTATCGTTCTTCAACACATGGGACACGCTTCATGATTGCCTGTTCAAGGCTTATAATCATGGGCAGAATGGTTGACTTGTAAAAGTTTGCCGTAACCTGTTCAATGTTTGACCCTGGTGCTCCACCGCTTGAATTGACAAGAGCAGATGGAACTCCAAACCAGCGACAGATTTCTTCGACACTGAATTTACGTGTATCTAATAATTGCTGTTCGGCAGGATTAAGGCTTAGTTGCTGAAAAGACATATCTGCAGGTAATACAGGTATCTTGTCATCATTCCTCATCTTTTGAAATTGATCGGCAATTTCACCTTTTTGTTTGTCGGTTAAAATCTTAGGAGTAGTCAGAATGCCACTCATTTTTCCTTTTTTGTTGAAAACTGATACAGCAGTTCTTTGAGCAAAGTTAGATTCAGCCAAAGAAATTTTCATAAAATCCAACTTCTTTAGACCGGTAATGCCGTTACCCATGCATTTCCAATGCAGTATGTCAGATGATTTATAGTCCTGATAATGGTCGTTCTTATCAAGATAACGATAAATTAACTGACCATTTGAAGGATCTCTGTAAATCTGCATCTGCTCTGAAGACAGAGGATATATGCCCTTTACTTGTCCTTTTTTGTCTCCTGTCCATCTGGAGATTAACGCATAAGCATTACCATGCAGACAGTAATTAACAACCATTGCAGAAAAGAACTCATACGGAGTCATATCAGCGTTTGGTGACTCTGACAGAATATAATTAAGATTGCATTTGGTATCAGCGTTCTTATTACCTTTACCGTCAACAATAAATACATCACAAGGCAGAGATGCAATAGTGTGACTTAAAAGATCAATACAAGCCCATACAGTAGGAATCTGTAGAGCCATATCCGGTGAATATGCATTTGTTCCTTCAACGATTGGCACCATAGGGCTGTTATTCTGCCAGCCAGAGTGATCACCTGTAGTGCCACCCCAATTTGTCAACCATTTAAAAACATTCATATTTTTTTACCTGTAAATCTAATAAGCTAAGTCGATATTTAAACTGCCTTCAAGATAATCTGTTGAAACCTGCATAAAAATAGCCTGTCGTAAAGCCATGATTAACGCTACAATGCCATCAATTTTGTTCTCTGGGTTTTCTTTTCTTGGATAAATATTATCTTTGGCATCTAAATGTGCGACTACGTTCGAGGCCATCCACTCAAGAACAGGATTTCCATCAGTGTGTAACAGTTTCTGATAAATCAAAGCCTGCATTTCTTTCATAGCTTCGCTGAAGTTCTGAACGGTAGGCTTAATCTCAACCATGGTCAAACCTTCATTAGCAAGGTTAGAAGCTAACTGATATGCCTGCCAAGGATCAAAAGCTATTGCTAAAGTGTCATAATGCTGGGCATCTTCTTTGATATAATCTTGAATAAGCTCTAAATCATTAATAGAACCATCGGAGACATGGATTAAGTCCTGTTTAACCCAGCCTTGATATTGTGAATTTGTAGAACTGTTTATTCTATCTTCAGGTAGCCAGAACTCAGGAAAAACATAGAAGTGAACCTTGCCATCACTCTCTTCTCTCCAGAAAAGTCGCACTAAAGCTGTGATATCTGTTTTAGCTGCAAGGTCAAGGCCATAAATGCAGTGACATCCCTCAAAATCATCAAGAGTTACATCTGTTCTGATAGCTTTTCGCCATTTGTTCATCTGCAGAAAAGCAGTGTCAGCGTTGCACCATATATCAAGGTGCTTTGTTTTGAAGTTATTTTCTGAGCTGGGATTCTCCATGGCTTTGCGCAAAGTCGATAATACCGCCTTGGGCATCACTGATATATTCCAGTTAGGATTAGCTTTTTGCAGTGAGCTTTCTTCTCTCCAGTCGTCGCCTTCATCAATCGTATAGATAATGCCGAAATGAGTATCATCTACAACGGAAGTATTTAACAATTTTTCAACGTACCGTCTTATCTCGTAGCAGATACCGTTAATCAGAAATCCTGCTGTGGTAATCATCCACATAATTGGCTGTGTACGCTTACCGATTGAAGTCTCGACAACGTCATACACTTCACGAGTTTTATGTGCATGAAGTTCGTCGATAATTGCGCAATGGGTATTCAAACCGTCAAGGGTTTTACCGTCTGCTGACTTTGCTTCAAACTTTGAATTAGTACCAGGAATGACCATTGAATGAGCTAGAACATTCAATCCGTATGCTGCACGCAAATCAGGATTTTTACGAGCCATTGCCTGAGCATCATTAAAAACAATCTTTGCCTGATCGCGAGTTGTTGCAAATGAGTAACAGTCAGCACCCATTTCATTGTCAGCACACATCATGAATAAACCGATGCAGCTTAATAAAGTTGACTTGCCGTTACCTCTTGGGACTTCAATATATGCTCTCTGATAACGCCTGAGATTGTTATCATCAACCCAGCCGAATACTGTGGTAAGAATAAAGATCTGCCATGGCTCAAGTACTATCTTTTGACCAGCTTTTTCAGCTTTTACGTGACAGAGCATTTCAGAAAACCGACAAGGTCTTGATGCAAGATTTACATCAAAGTGATACTGCCAGCGTTTTCTTTTAAGATCGTTCTTCTGTCTCTTGCATGCTTCAATAACATAACGACAAGCAGGGATCTTCTTAGCCAGTACGTCGTTAATATAGCCATTAGCGATGGCGATATAATCACGTTTCTGCATAGACTATAAATCAAGAAAGCTATTCTTGTTATCTGAATCTGACTTTGTTATAGATACTTTCGAGCGAGATGCAGGAGTAAACCCAAGCTCGGTCAGATAATTCTTTAAAATATATTTCAGCTCGTTTTGCTGTTTTAGTACGGGGTTTACAACACGTTTGCCTGTTTTTTCGTCTGTAAGCATTAAACCTTCATGTTGAAGTATCGCTTCTAACTCAAGGATCTTAGACACTGTGTCAGCCCACATCGCAAAAACAGTGTAATCTAGGCTTGAAACCATTCCGTCAGGCATCTGTGATATTGCAAAATCCCAATGTTGCTTTGCTACATCATTAAGCCATGACGGAGCTGATACAACTTTGATGTCTGTCTGAGGTTTAGGCTCATTTAAGTTTGTTCGACAAGGCTGTAAGGTTCCCTGCAGTTTTTTAATTGCAGTTGGTTTTCTTGGTCTTGCCATTATTTTTTTACCTATCTTTATACACTTGAATATTTTTTCTATAAATCAACAAGTAAATTACTCCCATTTTGCACGCGTGTGTAAAGAACTAACGGGGCGGTTACATTCTTGTGTATGAACTTTTTTAACTCCCCCTACGGGTCTTGAGAAAGTTACTGTCTTCAATTGCTGTCTTTCTGCTGTGGCATTCATGACATAAAGCCTGTAAGTTCTTTAAATTCCAGAACTTATTCATGTCGCCTTTGTGAGGAACTATATGATCAACATCTGTAGCTGGTTTGATTCTGCCGTGTTTGAGACATTCAACGCATAGAGGATGCTCAGCAAGAAATGTCTTTCTGAACTTCTCCCATTTACTTGTATATCCTCTTTCTCTTGAAGATCCTCGATGTTTATCAAACTCATTTGATACTTTTGTTTGATGTTCTCTACAGTATGCTGAACCTTGAACTGCATACTTTCTACAACCGGGATACTGACATGGTTTTAAAAATAAATTAGGCATATATTAAGAATTAGAAAGCACAGACAATCTGCAACAATCATCTGTGCTTAAAGAATAGTAACAAAAATTTTATTTGCTATTTTTTTCTTCTGAGCTATTCTTTTCTTTATCTTGTATTTTTTCCTTTAGTTGCTCTCGTTCGCTTGGATTTTTTTTCAGATAATCAAATATGGCAATATATTCAGATATTGGACTGCTTCTTACAGGATCAGCCATAAGTCGTAACGGAGGTTCCTCAAAGCGTTTAAGAACAGATTCAATAACCTGTGCTTCCATATTCTCATCATATTTAGCAGCTTGATCTCTATAACCTTCAAACGCTATTGCAGTTGCAGCTTTATAAGCATAATCTTCTCTAAGCTTAAACAAGTACCCCAATCTTCTTGTTGAAAACCAAGCTCCCCAAAAAGGAGCAAAACAAATTAGAAAAGAAAGAATTAAATTAGAAAATAATACTCCATAAGAAAAATTATCTGTTTGAAAAAACTCCATAACGTCATGAATGCGCCAACATCCAATGCAGATCGTGGCGACCAAAGAAACAACAAGTCCAGCAATCCACCAGATACTTTCTGTAGATAACTCATTCTTTCTATTTGAGAATGAAGAAGCTAAACTGACATTTGTTGCCATTCCTAGAGCTTTTTCTGCACTTGATATCAGGTTTGAAGACTGTTCTTGCTTCAGCTTTACATCTTCATAAATCTGACTTATTTTTTTATCAGCGTCTAGTATATTGATTTTTGATTCATTTACAGAACTATGTATAGATTCAATTTCTTTTAAATTATTATTTAATTCTTCCATAGACACAGGCATTTTTTGGCTTACTTCATAAGCATCTTCTATTGAAGCAACACGTGAATCTATATCAAAAAATCTCTCTTTTATCGATGAAACTTGGCTTTCAAAGGATTTACAGTTACTCTTAATTTTATTTAAACGTTTTTGAATTTTCTCTGGAGAATCATCTTCCAAATAAACGGATAAATCACGAATAAAAGAAAAAATAGCACAATCTAAAGCATAGAATAATAAACAAGAGAGGTTTTGATTATTGCCTAAATTTGAAGTCACGCATGAATAGTTCCAGTCCGTAAGAAATTGCTCAAAATTCGTAAAAAGAGGATTATCATCTTTTAACTCATTATTAAAAGTGTTTTCTTCCAAAAAAGAAGATAATTTCTCAAGAGAGGCAATAGCAACATGCTTTGAGATTAATGGATAATTACCTAAAATGGAAGTTTGTTCTTTTAAACCTGATTCCTTTACGGATGCTATAACACTATTGATTTTATTTAGAGTTGAGTCAAAATCCATATTTACTCCTAATTATAGGAGTAATCCAAGACAAAGACCTCCGAAGAAACCAGCTAAAGACCATCCTATAATCATAACTGCAACAACATGTATATTCATATTATAAACCTCGTTTGCCTATACTCCCATACCACTCAATCAGATTGTTGAGATAAGTCGCATTGATATCGCAGTCTCTTGCCACAATCATCTGGTCATTAAGTAATTTCTGAAATGCTCTTTTGTCTTTTCCACTGCATTTACATTTGTCTTCTTGAACTGATCCGGAAGCGGAGGCATCTTTGGACAGTGTTGCTGTGTCGGAATCGGTGTACTCTGAGAACTGCAACTGCATAGCATTAAGTTCATCGATAGCACTAGCATAACGTTTTTCAAGATCATCCAGGTCTTCCTGCGTTTTTGCTGCATTGATTTGCGCTGTATTCTGGTGCTCATGTTCAACCTCCAACTGTTGAATCAGATTAGTTTTTTCTTGCTCCAGTGCATATTTCGCAACGTTCAGACGTTCAATTTCTGCCTGATCGTCTCTTGCCGAATAGCCGGTCAGAAAACCGACAGCAAAAGCTAATGCACTAGCAATCAATGTATTCTTAATGGATAACATTGGGAAACTCCAGGAACGAAAAAAGCCCACATTTCTGTGAGCTTCTTTTTGACATTTTTAGACTAAGAAAGAAATAATTTAGCTTCTGCTTTTCTGCGCCTGGTTAACCCTTCAACTTCAACGCCACCTGCTTTGTTGATATCAAGAAACTCATGTGCAGCGCCTTCAACGTCACCGGCCTTGAGTTTTGCCCACAGCTTGAATCTTACAAGTTTGAAAATTCCACCTGATAAATTGAACAAAAGAGAGCACAGCGCATCAAACTGACACTGTGTGACTTCAATCTCATCGGCATTTAAGGCTGAAATCAGCTGATGCTCAACCTGTCTTAGGTCTCGCTGTAACTGCTCATACGCCCACTGCTCAGTACATACCATACCCTGCTTAACGTCTGGGCCATGATGACCGTAGCCAATTGTCCATCCTTTTTCGCTTGATACAGGCTTATATGCAGCAGTTCTTAATCCTTCAAAATTCATTATAAGAGCAATACCATGACTACTTACTTTCATCATCTGATTTACCCTCAACTTTCAAGTTAATAACTTGTTTAATCTTTAAAGAGATATAGTCACTGCCCAAGAAGCCTACGAATGTACCAATTGCAACACCTAACTCCAGAGGCCACTTAAAGTAATACTCTGAAATTAAGATAAGTGCAGATGAGAGCATAGAGCATGTCAGTGCTTCACAAATCTTAGCCATGAATTTGCGCTTGGTAGAGCGTAGATATGCCATGACAAAAGAGCAAGCTGTACCAATCATCAAATAAATGACTTCTGGGGTTAAATGTTTATACATAAGAAATAAAAAAAGCCCTCAATTTCTTGAGAGCTTTATTGTTGACAAATTAGGATAATCTATGAGGAAGAGGAAAGCACCGATGTTCAATACGTACTTTTTCACTCTAATTGTTTTATAGTATATTCTTAAAAAAACGATCTATTAACGACCAATAAACGATCTTTTTATCTATTTGATTTTAAAGAATAAAGTAGTATTTTTAGGGATTATAGCTGTCTGTTATGAGGATGGCAGCCATATTTTTAAAATCTATGTAGCTAGACGAATTTCGGGCGTCTTGCCACCCGCGCCTTATTTCATGCTGTCACAGTACCTTGTGAAACATCTTGTTTTGCTTCTTTGTTTGTTTTACCTGGATTATTAAATGATTGTAATCCATCAATATGCTCAAATAAATCATCTGCGACAGGATGCCAGAGAGGATCAAGAACAAAATCAATGCCTTCTCTTCTTGCTAATTTTGCAGCAGGAACAAAATCACTATCACCAGCAATAAGGATAATCTGATCAACTTGTTTTTTTAGAGCCAAGGAAGTAATGTCAATGCCAATACGCATATCAACACCCTTCTGTTTTGCATTTAGTCTTAAATCGTCTTCAGTTAACTCAGAAAATTTTTTATCTCCTCTAAAGAGTTTCTTTAAAACATCCTCTTTCAAAACATACTGAGGAGCTTCAGATAACCTTCCCATACGTAAAGCAAACTTTCTTCTATGCTTTAATTCATCATAAAAAGCTTCTGTCCACTTAAATACGTCTGACTTTCTGAAATTAACAGTATTTCCTGTAATAGGATTAAAAATATTATCTGTAAGCCATGGACAATCATAATAAAAGACTCTGTACAGATATGAATTAGCTACATGATTATGACAATAAGATTCAAGCTCATCAGCTCTTTCTTTTGCAGACTTTTCTCCCCATAAAGATTTTGCTCTTTTTCTGTAAAATCCACCATCTACAAGAATAGCTGTTCTGATTTTATCTACAAGGATAGCCGTTCTATTTTTATCCATAAAACAATATTCCACATACTATAAGACCTCGACTTCGTCACTTCTCTGAGAGTGAGAGGACTAATGTCGAGGTCTGAAACTTTATTTACTTGAAGCTTACAACAAAAAATAAAAATGTCAATATATTAGGATAAAAAAATATAAGTTAGGATAGCTTAGGACAAGTCAGAAACTCTCCACAAACTTCTGATAAATTCTGTCTTTGAATTTCTCCTGTCTGTCGTAGCTCTTAACGAGATCTTGTGCGTACTGCGGTGTCCTTGGTTCAAGATGTGACAGCTTATCCACACCAAGACACCAGCGAACAGCCTGAGCAGGATCATCATGAGCGCGTTTGTAATGACGACATAAGCGCCTTACCTTCTGATACGAGATATTCAGAGCTTTGCAGCATTCAAACATAGACCTGTACTCAACCCCCTGATATGTAAAGCTTCTCACTTACTCACCCCTCATTTGCTTTAATTTGTCTCTCATCCAGTCTCTTGAATCAAAGATCTTCTGATTGATCATTGCTATCGTCATGTACCTTACAACATTCCACGGATGGGCCTCAAAAACGGTCAATCTGCGATGTTTGGCACGTTGGATGGATATACCCTTACAGAATGACCTGATATCTCCTGCATCCTGTCCTTTGTGATAATACCAGTGAAAGAATCTGTACAGCCCCGGACGTTCTTTTTTAAATTCACAGGTAACTGATGCTATGATCTCTGCACTCTCCTCAGTGATAGCAGCATAACCATGCTCTGTAGGAACAGTACCAGCTGATGGACAGCCTCTGTTGATCCTTGTCCATACTCCATAAGAATCTAACAGACGCTCAAAAGCATAATCATCATCCAGTGCGTCAAGAATTTCTTTAGTCAGCATTTTCCAAACTCCAATCCTTCAAAGAATTATGCTCTGATACTGTCCAAACACCAACACGAATACCGGCTAATTTTTTGTTTGGTGACAAACGTCTGCAGATCAAAAACTCAATTAACGAATCATCATCATAAATACCTGCAAGCTTTAGCACATCACATACAGGCTTTGCCATATTATCTAGATCTCTCTTACGCCTGTCAGGAAAAGTAATTTCCATATACACATAAACAGGCTCAGCATACGGCGCTTGAATTTCATTCTTAATCTTTCGTGCTTCAAGCTCCATCCATTCACGATACTTAGGTGAATCTTTAATACCAATAATTCTGCGTGTCATATTGATAACGTATGGTATGAGTCGCTGGTTAGCTGAAGGCGGTAAGGTCAAATCAATAAGCACCATAGTCAACACTGTCCTTAATCAGCTTGTATTTAGTAAAAATAGACTGAACTCCTTCACTGTATGAATAGCTTTGACCATAATTCTGCAGATAAGTTAACATCCAGTTTTTAAAATCAGCATAAAAGCTGTTAACCTGAATAGCATAAGCTCTTAATGTATCTTCGTTATAGCCCAAATCACGCATGTATTTGACAGTATTAATGAAACGTTCATCGACTTCTTTTTTCTTGTCTTCAGGAAGAACGTTATCAAACAACATTACTGCAGGAAGCAGATGCTCGTCCCCTGCTGCAATGATCATGTCATACAAATCGTATTCATACATGCTATCCATGTTGCATAACTCATCAAGGGCAATGAGGCTTTTCAACTTCTCGACTTCCTCATCCCATGCAAGAGGAATTGGCATATACTTCTTAACCGCCATACTCTTTAAAGTGGCAATGTACATGGTTGCAATATGCTGTAGCTCCAGATAATCAATCTCAGGCAGATCGTCAGGTTTAAAGTAAATCACAAACTTGGTGCCAGGATATTCAGAGTATAAAGTGCCAGGAATTGAATATGCGCCAAATACTGTAGCTACGTCTGACTTTAACTCTAGAGCATATTTAACCAGAGCGCCATTTTTCTTTGGCACTAAAGGCTGAGGACCTAACACGCGAGGTAGAGGCTTACCTTCAGGAACATTCTTAACCCTAAAAAAGATTTTTCCACCTTTACCACCACAGACAGTATAGAACTCAGGAAGGATTTTTTCTGATGCTAGAAGATTCATAAAGTTCTTCATAGTTACATCATCGTAAAAGTCACAGTCTAAAGCACATACATGGCTGTCACCCAAACGCAGATTGAGTGAATTACAACGACCGCTGTTTATATCTTCATGCGCCCATGCTAATAGCTGTTCTTTTGATGGTTCTTTCCATTTTCTGAGACTAGGAGCCTTAAAATGAGAAGGTATAACTGTCCATCCAATTGAAGCTAAACCATCAGCTGTTTTGTGGAGGGCAGAGGTAAGGTCACGCTCATTCATTGGTCTTTGCTTAGTGATAAGCTCCCCTGAGATTTCATCAATTCCAGGCTCATTGATCATGATGTCTTTCATATAAATCATTGCATTACCTCCTATCTCTGAAGCGGTATTTTGTGTATCAGATTTACATTGCTGGTATTTGGCTGCATTGAAACACCGCGGTTAATCAATACTGTGGGTTCAGTATTTTTGATGATATTAAAACCACCGCCAGCAGTTCTGATTGCTGTAAATTCATTTTCACCAGCCTGACAGTAACGGCTTTTAGCAATATCAATCTGAAAGCGAGTTATATCTTTGGTGCCGTTATTTGTTTCAGGGATCATGATTAGAGACAGAGCTACATCATGAACAATACCTGAACCGCCGGCAATGTCATACATAGTTGGTTTGTTACTCGTCCCGTTCTTTTTAGAAACAGGACGGCTTAACTGAACGAATGCAAGAGTTGCAAGATTGTTCTGCTCAGACAGCCTTACTAAGCGTTGCATCATGGCCTTGTTGCGCTCCCACATCTCACCTCGATATTTCATCTCCAGAATTTGGAAATAATCAATAATTAAAAGATCAAGACCACCTGAGTACACAAGACGTTTAACCTCATTCTCAACGTCATAAATTGACATACCACGGCCCGCCATGATAGTTAAACCGCTCTTAGAGATGGTATCTTCAAAGGCTTTTAAGTTCTGCTCAACAGGATAGCCATTCATGATTTGTTTTTGTGTGATATTCTGGTCGGTGCACATCATACGGAATGAAATAGACTGCGCGCTCATTTCAGCTGAGAACATGGCAACCTTAAGACCAGCTAAAGCTGTACGTCTTGCAATTTCACAGCCTAACCATGTCTTACCTGCACCTGAGTAAGCACAGATGATAGAAGTTTCACCACGTCTAAAGCCGTTAAAGCGCTCATCAAAGGCTTTATACCCTGTTGTCACATACAGCTTTTTTCTTGTTGCTGGATTAGACAGTTCTGCAACTTCCTGAAAAGCTGCACGAGCAATTTCATTCTTTCTTAAAATGTCTTTTTTAAGCTCTAAACTGGTATCACGTTCAATTGAAGTTACAGCCTCTTTTAACTCTGCAATAGGCTTTTTAGCTCTGGCATCTTCAATAAGTTTTTGAGCGCGTTCAACGATGATAAGACGAACGCCAATATCACGCATCTCCTTGTAATGCTTGATAACATCGTCATAAGAACATGCTGTTGAATTGCTGATAATCTTCTTGATGTCACTCTCTTTGATGCTCTCATCTTTTGCCCATGAGATAAAGGTTTTGTAGTCCCATTTATGGGCATAGCAGAACTTTCTGACAGTCTCCACAATCTTTTGTTGTTCCTGAACAAAGAAATGGATATCAGAGCCCAAATCAGACAGGAAGATCTGACGTTCCTCGTCTTGAAAGGAATACAACAAAGCTCTTATAATATAAGAGCCTTCTGAGGCGCATTTATCATAGTCGCTTATGTCTTCTTCATTTCGTGGTTTAGTGACAGCAGAAGGCTCTTTTTTAATCTCAACATTCTTATTAAGCTTTCCTGTTTTCTCTTCTTTTTGAATTACACGCTTGTAACCATTTGCTTGTGCTGCAGTAATAATCGCACCAATACCAGCAATATGATTACTCTTAAAAAACTCATTTCTCTCATGCTTTTCGTCTTCCTTTTTGCGGTTAGACGCATGAGATGCCCATGCTTGAGCAATCTTAAAAACTGTTTCGTTGTTAGGGTAATCTTTACCCAAAGCATTAAATACCATAATCCATGTATCACGGTTATTGGCATCAAGATGCTCTAAAATCACTTCCAACTCATCATTGGAAGGTAAACTAATCGAAGAAGGCATCAAACATCACCTCTTTACCATATAATTCTTTATGCAATGGTTTTATTCCCAAAGCTATTTCCTGAGCCTCTTTGTTTAAACATTGAGGATCAGTTGACCATGCATCAAACCACTGCTGACCCCAGTCAAACGCTCTTTCTTCCTCTGTAGGAAAATCGCGGTTAGAGTCGTAAGGTGTATAGACGTCTTCACAATCACCTTTTATAACCTCGTACATGAGGCGATAGATATACTTTCCAAAATCCATATCATGCTTAACAGCACTAAAATACTGTGAGTAATCTTTGAATAAAACTTCAAGCACCTTAGAAGGGCTTGTACGCTGTTTAATGATTTTCTTTATAGTAGGGAAAACAACATTCTCACCAAGATACTGCTCTACATAATCAATAACTCTAGGTTTAAAGCCTTTAAAGTCATTAGGAACAGCAATATTCAGAAATTTACCTAATGGCGCCTTCTTAGGGTTCCAGCGTTTAAGCAGTGACTCAGCATAAATAGGAAAACACTCATCGCCATACTTACCCATAAGACACAGCTCTCCTAAGTACGTGATATTAGTAGCCATCCATTGAGCCAGGTTATAACCTTCAGGATCTAAAGGCTCTTGAGTAAAGAGACAGTTACCCTCACTATCAACAGCCTCTTTAGGGTCATAGTTGAAAGGTATATATGAATCCAGTTGATTACCAGTTGCAGGATCATGCATAAAGATTTTTGAAATTGATCCTTCAGATAGATCATTTAAAATTTTTTTATAAATACTCTCCCTATATATATCTATCTCTTCTTTCTTATATTCATACTTATGTATGGGTGTATCACCCACAGAACTATGGGGGTTTGACCCACTCTCTGTGGGTGTTTGACCCATAGGGGTATTATTCACACTGGGTGTATCACCCACACTTTTATGTACAATTTTTTCGTTCACTGTGGGTGTTTGACCCACTGTTTCAGTATTCTTATCTAAAATTCTTAAATCATTTGGCTCAAAGAGAATATTGATGATACGTCTGGAGCCTAAAGACCAATCAATCTTGATTAACTTTAAATTTTCTAATTGGTTAAAAGCTTTTTTTATAACTTTTGCATCAAAGCCCATCTCGTGCTTTAACAAAGAGTTAGAGAGCTTAATTTGCTTATTTTCACAACGTTTAGATAAACCAAGAATACGACCAAGAATGTATTTTGTAGACAAATTAAGTTTCTTATATTCAGGCTTGAGATAATCAAATGGCACATATAAGGGGTAAACGTATTCATTTTTTTCTGTCATCTTGAACACCCTATTTAGTTATTTCTTCAGGGATTTCTTTCCAACACTGCAAACGTGGGAATCTTAGACGTAAGAACTTTGTCCATGAAATAGGAATGCCTCTGTTTAACCATTGAGATACGGCACTTAAACCAACATGACATGTATCAGACAATTTTTTTCTACCTATTTCTTCAATTATTTGCTTTGAATAAGTAATTGATATTTTTGTATTAGACATTTTATCTTCCTAAATTTTTATATAAAACTATATATTTTGATTTTACAGTTGTTAATATTTTAAAACAAGTCGAAATATAATAAAATTTGACAAAAGTAAAAAATGACATTTACCGATATTAAATGTAAAAGCGGTAAATTAAAGGAGATCGTGAATATGTCTGAATTAAGAGACAGATTAGCGGATGCGCTTGCACATGCTAATTTAAATGCTAGAGAGCTTGCAGGTATAGCTAAGATCTCTCCTGCAACTCTCAGTCATTATAAAAGTGGCAGATCAACGAAATTATCAGCAGAAATTGCTCAAAAGATTGCAGATGCTCTTGGTGTAAACGTCGAATGGCTTGTCACAGGCGAAGGCAATATGATTAAGCCTAACATCATTTCTTTAGATAACGCAGATTCAGATAAGCTTCCTGCAGGCTTCGTCCAAATTCCTGAATATAAGATTTGCTTTGGTGCTGGTGAAGCTGAAGAACCAACATACGAAGAAATCCAAGATTGCGTGCCAGCCTATTTTAGATCTTCATTCTTTTCAGATAGAGGTATAAATCCTAAGAATTGTAGAAGGTTTAAAGTCATTGGTGATTCTATGATTCCGCTCATCAATAGTGGCGATTATATCACTGTTGATTGTACGCCCCAAGATTACATCGAGAACAACCAAATCTATGCCCTTGTATTTGATCACTCCTTAAGAGTTAAAAGACTAATTAAATCATTTAAAACTCTAACTATACGTTCAGATAATTCAATATATCCTGATGAAGTGCTGACTTTAGAAGAAGCAGCACAAATGATTCACATCATTGGAAAAGTAATAGAGCGCTCAGGCTCTGTATAAAGCAATCCATTAAGCTATTTAAGAAGGTTGTTACTTAGGTGACAACCTTTTTTTATTCTCACTCCTTCTTTCTCCTATCTAAAAAAAATCAAAATTTTTGTAAACAAAATTAAAAGAAATTTCAAAAACATAGCATTTATTCATTTTACAACTGTTAATTTTTAATTGATATTTGCAAATACAACTGTAAAATACAAATATATAGTTTGAAATAAGAAATTAAACTTTATTAAATAATAATTAACATTTGGGAGACAACACTATGAAGGAGTTTTCAGTTTTAAGAGCGCACCTTTTAGGCTTTGCGATTGCTCTGTTGGTTGTTCTTGCATTTTTTGGAGCTGAAAACTTTTTTGCTCAGATTGATGGTTTGCTTTTTTAAGGAGATTTTTCAGTGATTGATTTTAACGAATTTTCTTTAACACCTGATGATTTGAATTTGCATCATGAACGTGTGGCACGTATTGAAGCTTCAATTAAGCCAGGTATGACACCTTATCAGCTGTGGCAGTATCGCAGACAGGAATCACTTGGTGGTTCTGATATTGGCACTCTCATGGGGTTAAATAAGTATACAACCCCTCATCAGCTATGGCTTGAAAAAACAGGTCGTGTACAGCCATGGAGTGGTAATGCTGCTACTCACTGGGGACAGATTTTAGAGCCAGTAATTGCTAAAGAGTATGAGGAAGTTTCTGGACAGAAACTGGTTCTATGTGATGGATTGCAGATATCTCAAATTCCTTATCTAGTAGGTTCACCTGACCGCATTGTGCTTGATCCTGCAGATCAGACTAAAGCTGTAGCTATCTGGGAAGGTAAGACTACTAGAGGCAACACCGCAACTGATGATATTGACGAAGACGGTCGTGCAATCATGCTGTGGGGCAAAGGTGATGTCTATGACGAGGCTCATAACCTCGTACAGGCTGATAGTCAAATTCCTGACTCATACCTGTTACAAGTACACACTTACATGCTTTTAACTGGAATTTATACAACAAAACTAAGCTGCTTACTTTCTACCTCAGATTTTAGAACCTACACCATTGATTTTGATGAAGAGCTGGCACTTGAGATTTTAAGACAGGCTCGAGAATGGTGGGTTCGCCACATCTTACATGATGAAGAGCCTATGCGTACTGAGCGCGACTTAAAGCATATTCAGCAGGAGCCTACTAAGGTTGTTGCCTCAGATGACATTAAACAGAAACTGATTCAGTTTGATGCTTTAAAGAAAGACGCCAAAGCATTGGATACAAAGATCCAGTCATTAAAAGACGAGATCATCAACTTCGTAGGTACCAATGAAACCATTGTAGACAAAGACATGAAAGTTCTTTGTTCATACAAGTATCAGCATGGCAGAACTTATATCAATAAAGACAAGTTAATGCTTATCAATCCTGATGCATATCAGCAGTGCTTAGCTGAGTACCAGGGCACAAGAGTTTTACGTTTATCAAAAGCTAAGAAATAAGGGAAAAATATGTTTACTAATTTTGCTACAGGCGCTCAGCCAATTAACCATCAGCCAAATGAAATGACAAATTATGGACAGACTAACAACGCATTTCAGCCACAGCTACAGGCACAACCTCAGCCACAGGTTAAGCCACAGTTACAGGCACAACCTCAGATTGTGTCTGATGAGGAGAAGAAGTTAGATCTTCAATCCCCTTTTGCAAAAGTTAAGAGTGATTTTGCTTTTAACTCTAAAGCAAATAAGCCTGAGACTGACAGCATTGATATGACCTCAGCTTCAAACGGCTTTACCAAGCTACCTACTGATTTTGAAGGCGCTCGTGAGTATGCAAAGTATATTTCAAGCTCTCAGTTAGTTCCTGCTGCTATGCGTTCAACTCCTGATTGTGACCGCTCTGCAGATACTTTCTTAATTATTCAAAAAGGCAATCGCTTAGGTCTGCTTCCAGCTGATGCTCTGCAGATGATTTACATCTTAGGTGGTCGCACTTCAATGAGCGTTAAAGCTAAAGCTGGTATCTGCAGAAAGTATGGTACCTGGTCAATTACCTTTGACGGTCAGAATGCAAGGGCATCTGTTGAGGGTTATCGCTTTGACCGTCCTAATCAGAAAGAGTCATTTACCTACACAGGTACAGATGCTGCTATCGCGGGTCGCATGGAAAAGGATGCTAATGGTCAGTGGGTTGGTACTCAAGCCACCTGGAAAACAATGTGGCCTGATATGTTACGCGCTCGTGCCCTGTCTCATTTCTTAGATCAGGTCTTCCCTGACGTTGTTGGTGGTTTCGTTGATGAGACATACGACCTTGATGTTGAGAATGATACCAAGACAGCAACTGACAATAAAGAAAAGGCAGAACAGCTAATCAAGAAGGCACGTTCAAAGAAGTCTACAGCTCAAACAGCTTCTAAAGAGATGCCTTCTCTAGTGATTAAACACGAAGAACCAAAGGTTACTACAGTTCAAGATCCTGACACTGTAGCGCCTAAAGGTGACAGCCCATTCTAATCGTATTTTAACTTTTAAATTTAAAGAAGGAACTAAAAATGAATTTAGGCTCAACTCAAAATCTACAGGTTCAGAACCCAACCGAAGTATTTGACACCTTAAAAGGGTTACCTTTCGTATCTAACTCAGGCATCTATGACGGTACTATCGTCACTGCTCTAGCTGGTACCAAACGTGTTAATGGCGTTGAACAGCCATGTGCTCGCGTTGGTTTTAGAGTAGCTACTCAGGAAGGTGAGGCTCAGCTTTGGATTTCTTTAGACCTAAGTGGTGATTATTCATACCACTTACAGCATCTTGCAATTCTCTGTAACTGCATTGACCAGCAAGGCAACCTTGTGATCAACGAGCATCAGGAACAGAAGAAGGATGGCACTGTAATGGTTGTATACCCTGACTTGGTTGGTAAGAAGCTTAAAGTTGCTGTTCGCAGAACCGGTGAGGCAGATTCAGGTCAGCCATATATCAATTTGTCAGCTCTTTTATCTGTAGATGGTCGTACCGCTGTAGAAGTTATCAACAATCAGTCAGCATCATGGATTGCAACCAATCAGAAACGCTTAATGCCTGAAGGTTATCCACTATTCCACGCAAAGCCAAAAGAGACAGCGCCAAAGACAGCTGCTGCAGGATACGGTCAGCAAGCTCAACAGCCATACGGTCAGTCACAGCCTCAGCAGGTGTATGGACAAGCTCCACAGCAACCAGTATCAGGTTACGGCTACGGCGCATAGGAGTGAGTGATGAATAAGCCATTCTGCATTTATGGAGTGGCTTATCGCTCTAAAGCTGAATTTTGGAAGAGTTTGGGGTACGCATTCAGAACCTTCAACGAAAAGGAAACTACAGAATGGGTAACTCAAAAGTTAAGAGATAAAACAAAAGACGAAATTCATGATTTTTTAAGCGATAAGCTCAACAAATTTTTGAAAAAAGAACGCAAAGGGACTATTTGGAATGTTTAAACCTAGATGGTATCAGCAAGAAGCATGCGATGCATTTTGGCAGTTTGTAGAAACTAACCATGATGCAAGTCGTAATCCAGTGCTAGTACTTCCTACAGGCACCGGTAAGAGCGTGATCATTGCTTACATCATTCAGCATGCTGTAAAGACATGGGACAACATCAGAGTTCTGATGCTTACTCATGTTGGTGAGCTTGTTAAACAGAACGCAGGCAAGTTAAGTTCTATCTGGCCTGAAGCTGATATTGGCATCTGCAGTGCAACTCTATGTCATAAAGATACTGAGAACTCAATCATCTTCGGTAACGTGCAGTCTGTAGCACCACTGCTAAAGCGTGATGCTAATGCTTTCGGCATGCGCAATCTGATTGTGATTGATGAGTGTCACATGCTGTCTGAAGATGAAAACTCACAGTACAGACAGGTGATTGCAGCATTAAAGAAACTAAGACCTCAGATGCGTGTTTTAGGTCTGTCAGCAACTCCTTATCGTATGAAAGGCGGTTATCTTACCGAGCAAAAGAACGCTGTCTTCACTGACATTGTTTATGACCTTAACTCTCAGTTTGAGCGTCTGATTAGTGAAGGTTACTTAGCACCAGTAACAACATTGAAGACTAAGCCTCATGTTGATCTTACAGGTGTTGGTACCAGAGCCGGCGATTATAAACTCGATGAGCTTCAAAAAGCTTGTGGCGATGATGCCATGCTGAAAAATTCTTTAGTCGAGGTAGTTAAGAGATCTTCAGGTCGTAGGGCATGGATTGTGTTTATAGCAGGTATTGAGAACTGCAATAAATGCGCTCAGCTGCTAAGAGAGATGAGTATCAGCGCTTATGCTGTTAACTCCTCATTCTCAGCTGATGAGAATGCAGCAAAGATTGAAGCTTTCAGAAAAGGTGAAATCAGATGTCTTGTATCTGCAGATCAATTAACTACAGGTTTTGATGTTCCACAAGTTGATTTGATCGCAATGTTAAGACCAACCAAATCACCTGGTCTTTATGTACAGATGATTGGTCGTGGCCTACGCCCTGCAGAGGGTAAAAAAGATTGTCTTGTTCTCGACTTTGCTAGAAACATCGAGCGTCTTGGTCCCATTAACAACCCATTTATTCGCGCTCGTACTGAAAAGAAAGCATCGAGCAAGCAACAGGCACCGGTTAGATCATGTCCCGGCTGTCAGGCTTATATCCCTGTTCAAGCTACAGTGTGCCCTCATTGTGGACAGAAGATTGAGAGAAATCTTGAGCTTGAGTTACAAGCTGGCGTGCTGATTGAACGTACTTTTGGACATCAGCCAAAGCCTGGCAGAAAGATAGCTACAGTTATCTCAGTTGACTATACAGAGTATAAAAGCGTTTCAGGCAATGTGTCCTTTTGCGCTGTTTATACCTGCATCGTGGGAGGAAAGAAAAGAACTATTAAGAAGTGGTTAGCTTTCAACCAAAAGAAAACTTCTATTGGATATCTGGAAGCAACTAAATCATGGAGAGAGTTAAGCAGCTATCCATACAAACTTGTACCACTGTCAGTAGAAGAAGCTATGCAAAGAACCAGTGAATTAAAAACCCCACTAGGTTTGGAATTTATTCCCAGAAACTTCTACTTTGGCAGCAAATTTGACGAAGTTACAGAGTTTTTATTTAACGAAGAAAACGACTCAGCAAGGAGTGCATAAATGATTATTACACCACAAGAAATTAAAGCAATATTAGCTTTTACTTCAAGCAATAAAAAAAATGCTGAATTTTTAAAGACTGTTTATGTTGACCGCAAAAACTCAAAGCTTATTGCTACAGACAGCTACAGTCTGTTGGTTATTAAGTCAAAAGATGAGGAAGATATTAAGTCTGCAGATCAGAACTCTCTTTCTTACTATATCAATAAATCAACATTCAAGTTCTGTGGTGCCAATGATTCACCGCTGCATATTGATCTAAACACAGGTAAAGTGTCTGATAACATCACAGGCTTTACTATCGACTCAATCAACATTAAAGGTCATGAATCTTATGATTGTTATCCTGTAGATCTTGAACGTATCTTTTCGCGCTCAGACATCATGGCTACCAACTGCATTTATTCATTAGATGGCTTTGAGAAGATACGTAAGTTAATCAGTATTTACTCACCAACCTCAGAACTCTTTTTAACTCTTAAATCTCGCAATACTGAGTTTATCAGCTTTGAGATTGAAACAAACAGAGCACTTATCTCATTTGCTATTGCAGCACAATACAATCAAGGCCCTAACCTGCTCTACCCTAAACAAGAATCAGAGCTGTAGGAGAACATCATGGAAGAATTAGCACTTGTAACAAGAAAAGACGTAATGGCGATACTGGGATTTAAGTCATTACATGGTTTTAATAATTTTTTAAAAAATCACTCTGATTTTCCAAAGCCAGTTGATAGGAATAACAGCTTTTCAGGACGCGTATGTTTCTTTAAGAAAGAGATAGAACAGTATTTAACCAATACATTTAAACATAAGGAATAAAGATGTTACCTAGAGGCCTCAGTGAAGAGGAATTTAAAAACCAGACAGTTCAGGAGTACCTGCAGGGCGAGTACGGTCTTGACAGAGAGCAGGCTGAAGAACTTGCGAGTCAAGAGTGGAGCATAAGGCAGGATGTTGAGGATCTTGCTCGCGTAAAGAAGGTAAAACTCAAGAAAAAGAATGATCATGCTGGCTTTGGTAAACGTGGAATTGTTTTGCATCAAAACCATATTATAAAAGCCGGGACTCAGGAATTAAGACTTAGTACAACTGCATATAAGGCATTGCGTAAAAAAGCAATTCTTACAAAAGAAGATGTTGAGTGGCTCTTGTGTGGTGATGATGAGTTTTTGCAAAAACACGCAAAAGGTCTTAATTTTCCAAACTTTGTCCCTAGATTCAGAGGATTTAGAACTTGGGCCGTTTACGAATGGATTGATAAATTTCAGATAAGGAGCAAGCACAAATGAAAAATACACTAGCAGATTTAAACGATCATCTTTTTGCAGCTTTAGAAAGAATAAATTCAGAGGATTTAAATCCTGAAGATCTAAAAAACGAATTAAAACGCGCTGACAGTGTGGCTGTTTTAGGTGAAGCTATCATTCATAACGCAGATGTGCAACTCAAAGCTATACGTATGCAGAATGAATACAGCAACTACACCGCCGTACCTCAGTCAATGCTACCAGATAACGTACAGCTGGAACATAAAAATGAACAGTAGAAAATATCCGCCTGAAATGGTCGACTACGTGAGAGAGCTTACAGAGCGTCATATTCCTAACAAGGAACAAATAAAGCGCTGTATGGAGAGGTTCAAGCTTGACGCTATTACTTACTCCGGCTTTATATCTTGGCGCTGCGATCATGGGATTAAATTTGAGAACCGATGGACTGAGGAGGTTAAGGACTTTATACGTAGAGAGATTAAGTCTCACTCCATACGTGAAGTCGCTGAAATGGTTAAAACCGAGTTCAAGTGGTCTGAAATGAGCGAGATGTTAATTAAAGGCGCGCTCATGCGCTACCACATCAAGACCGGCAGGACCGGATACTTTGAGAAAGGCTCTGTACCGGCCAACAAGGGCAAGGTCATGCCTCAGTGGTTACGTGACAAGTGTGCTGAGTCATGGTTCAAGAAGGGACAGCGACCACCTAACGAGTTGCCTATCGGTTCAAGGGTATTCTCTAAAGAAGGCTATCTCATGGAGAAGGTACGCGACGACCTTGGCACTAAAGCCTGTGAACGTTGGCGTCCAGTACACCAGCTTTTATGGGAGAAGGAGCGCGGACCAATACCAGAAGGTTATGTGGTGACTTTTCTTGATGGAGATATAACCAATATCACTATTGAAAATCTGGCATTGGTATCACGTAGAGTACATGCAAGCATGACTCATTATAAATTGAGATTCAAAAACGCAGAACTTACTAAAGCCGGTATAGCAATGACCAAGCTCAAGTTAGCAATCAATGCTCGCAAAGCTTGTTTAAAAAAGAATAAATCTAAACAGCGTAACTTCCAAAAGGACAAGAAATGACAGCAACTGCGAAAAAGAAATAGGAGCTTATTAAAAATGAATGATTTAGTTAACCATCCTGAGCATTATCAGGGCAAAGTTGAATGTATCGACTGTCTGGAATCAGCCACAGAAGGTCTTAGCGGTATTGAAGCTGTGTGTACAGCGAATGCGATCAAGTATCTGTATCGCTGGAAAAGGAAAAACGGAAAGGAAGACCTGTTAAAGGCCCAGTGGTATATAAAACATTTAATCGAACATATAGACGGAGACAGCACCCATGCTTAAACAGAAGATCATCTATCAGCTTGATGCAGGAGCCTACAAGCCTGTGAAAGCGCACGAGGCAGACGCAGGCTTTGACCTTTTCGCAAAAGAGGACGTGGAGCTAAGTCCAGACAAGACTTTTAAGGTTGACACCGGTGTGCACGTACTTATTCCTGAAGGGTATGTAGGTCTGGTCCTTCCGCGCTCATCCTACAACTGTGCCGGCGTGGCAACCCCTACAGGTGTGATTGATGCGGGTTACACTGGCTCTATATCAGTGGTTCTTGTATCTAAATACGATTTAAGGATCTTCGCCGGTAACCGTATTGCACAGCTGGTCATTGTTCCGCTTCCTGATGTGCATCTTGTGGAGGGCGACGTTACTGGAGTTAAGAGCGAACGTGGATTAGGCGGTTTTGGCAGTAGTGGAGTTTAGAAGCAATGAAAGATTTAAGAAGGTAAGCATTATGGCAGGAGAACAGAATGGTAACTTTACAAGTGACAAGCAAAGACTTACTATTAGATAAGCATGACGTAGCTCAGATGTTCAAAGTCAGTGAGCAGAAGATTAACTTACTCCTTCGTACAAGTGATTTTCCACAGCCATTCAAGCTTGGCAACAGTTTCCAAGCTACACCTTTATGGAGACTTGAGGATTTGAAAGCGTGGATTGACAAGCACTACGGCGAGAAAAGTTAAACACCCCAAAACTACACCCACTAACCACAACAAATTGTTACAAAATAAGTGGTTAGTGAGTTTTATTTTAATCCCGGTCTCACCGCCATAGCACCTTTTAGGTGCTTTTTTCATATCTAAAATCAGCGTCTTATCTATACATTATTCCTTTGTTTTTCATGCAATTATTTACATTGTTTGTAAAAAATATCACTTT